GAAAGCTATTCTGTGGTACTCTAACTTTCTGCATTAGCTACGCCTTTGACTTATAAACCTCGAAGTGTTTAGCTTTTTAGTTGTTTGCTGCTGTGAATCAAGCCTACGCGCTCTCATCAAAAACTGCTCACCCTTTTGCTCCATTAAAGAAGCAAGCTGTGCATCTCTAGCTACTGAGATTGAAAGCATAGCAGCTACTTGAAACTCTACAGCCATTGTAAAGTAAGGAGGCCAGTAAGCTTCATCTGCTCTGAATATATAATCTGCTATAAGAACCTCAGTCTCGTTAGCATCGCAATAAGCCTTATCGCCATAAGTATCATAGATAATAGGCTCATCGTTTATTGTTATAGCACTAAGCATAATAAGATCAGACGGAAGCTGATAAGCTGCATCGTATCGACCAGTTGGTGCCGCTACAAGTCTACTAATTTGTTGTTGATTAGTTGCAAACCGCCACCTTGAATTAGTTAGTGAAGCGCGAGCAACGTCTTCATATACAGCATTAACCACATCTGCCTCTACCGTTCCTTCGTCAAACGATTGAATCGGAGAGCCGCCCATAAGAATAGACGCGCGAGAACATACTTTAATTGCTGTATTTGCTGGCATGATAAGTCGGGGGCCGAAGCCCCCTCCCTTTATTAATCAGAGTCAGTCGCTGTAATCGCAACACCATTTACAATGTCTACAACAGATCCATTGTTAGCGTTGCAATAAGCATGTGAAACAACTGGTGTACCGCCCGTAGATGTTACAACAATCATGTAATCATTTAAAGCAATCATACCAGCGGCATCATTGAAGTATCCAGCAGTGTTTACTGTAGCAATGGTATCCGCTGTGCTGTAGTGCCACAATGAAAACCCAGATGCGCCAGCTACACGACTAAGACTTTGTGCGCTATAAGCCATTAAGTAACTCCTTAGTTGTTATCTAAAACTTCAAACACACCGTCATCATCAATAACCACAGAACCCATAGACATCATTGATGTCGCAAGGTGTGCTACTTTCTGCGGTACATAGTTGACCTCGGTTTGAACGTCAGAGTTAATGCCAATACCTATAGCACGAGCGTGGTAAGCAAAGTTCTTCCCGCCAGCTACCGCTGAAGTTGAGAAGATTTTGAATCCCAAGAACTCTTTCATTGTCATACCGCCAGCAAAAGGAAGCTGCTGTGGGCCAACATAGTCTGATGAAGCAAACTCATTGATGTTAAACAAGTCAGCAAATCCAGCAGGAGACATAGCTAAGTAGCGCTGTCCATCTTCTGGAACATCTTCTGCACCAAATGTTTGAAACAAAGTCAGAAGATCTGCTTTTTCAATTGCTGAAGATGTATCGTGGATTTGAGTTGAGTTAGCACCAGCATCCATAGCTGTTACAATCAAAGCATCAGTTTGACGACCTAAAGCAGCAGCAGCAGATTGCGCTACAGCTTGACGCTCATTGATGTTGATCTTTAATTCATCCAGCTTGTCGATATACTCAGCTGCATAGTAGTCAGCCATAGTCGCTTCGACATTGGTGTGCGCTAGTTCCATTGTGGAAACATCGCCATTGCGAGATTTTGTTGATGCAGTACCTTTTCCAATTACTTGGAAACGTGCAGTTGAACCAGTCACATTGGTTGAGCGTACTGTATTGCGGAGTTTAGAACCCATACGCTGATATGCCATGTGAACTTCTGATTCAAACTGTTTGATAAAGGCTTGGTCAATTGTATTAGCCATTTTACAGTCCTATCTTGAAGTTACAGTTGCCAACGGGTATCCACTCTTTCACTTCAACAAGGGTATCCTCTCGGGCCTTTCAGTGCGTTATGGGCCGTAATTCCCCATCGTAAACACTTTTTTTATTTGGATTGCAACGCACAAAATCAACGTACTTGTGTGGAGGTGATATACTTACACCTACTGGCTCAAAGCCCAACCACACTGCCCAATCTACCATAAGCTCGTAATCAGCGAGTATAGTCATAGTCATTTGAGGCTGCGTCTGCTCTAAATAATTAACCAACATCCTTGATCCGCGAGCTATAGATGTAAAGTTTTCTTTAATTTTGTTGGAAAACATAAAGAACATTTGAGGATAATCTTGGTCTTCATTGTACCAAAGGCCACCAACAGCAGTAAATACTTCACCCTCTTTGCGAACCAAGTAACACTCAGAGCATTCGTACATTTCCGTAATGGCTTGCTTAATATCCAAATGCCCAAGGATTTTAAGCTCTCTTATATTCTCATGACTTAGATTGGCAGCAACCTCTTTAATGTGATTAAGCGTAAAAGGGGTTAAATAAAACTTACCCCTCTTGAGAATCTTAACCTCCATAAAGACGCTTAAAGCCTTCTTCTACCTGCTTAACATAAGCGGTGTCATTCTTATCCCAGTACCTAGGATCTTGCATCATTTGATCTAACTCGGCTTGAGTTGTTTGACCTGTTGGTTGAGTTCCATCAGAAAACGAACCATCCTTAGTTGCTTCCATGATTGCTTCGAGAGCAAGGATTCCCTCATGGCTTTCGCACATGCGCTCAATGGCTGGCAGGGATTTCTCAGGAAAAAACTTGTTTGCAAACATAGACGCTGCTTGAATGCGGTCATTTGCATTGTCGCCAAGTTTTGCTGATTCAGCCTCAAGGTCAGGTTGACTTCCATTAATAGCTTGAGCATACATCTCAATGCCCTTCTGAAACTCTTCTTGCCCATAGCCATTTTCAAAGGAATGCTCAGACCACCACTGTAATAACTCATTATCTACAGCAAGATCATCATCAACAATATCAGGAAGCTGATAATCGCCAGCAGAATCAGGCCGATCCCCAAATGCTTCAGTCTGTATTTCTTCAAGAAGCTTATTGCGTATATCTTCTTCTTTGTTACCTAGCTTTGATTCAAGTTCTTTGTAGGCTTTGGCTAAGTCTTCACCGCTGCTGTATTTTTCAGGCAGCCACTCAGGACGTTCTGGCTGACTATCTTCCGCTACAACAAAGTCACGCTGCTCTTCTGTTGCTGGCGCTTCATTGCTTTCCATCAAGCTCTCGCTCATTTGTTCTTACTCCTATGAGAATGTGCAATACGCTGCTCAATCAAGCCAACAATATAGCGCTGACCCTCGATATGTCGCAACTCTTCCGTAGTCACATTAGGGCCATTAACCATTTCTATAGTAATGGAACGCAAATAACGAAGAACTTCCTTGCCTGTAGGAGTATTAAATATCTCAGCAATGTTCTGACTTACTTGAACATCCTTGTCAGAACTTCTCTGGATTCCATCTAATCCAATATTAACCTTGTTCGGCAACCATCTGTCCTTGCTGTTGTTGCGCCATTTGCTGCGCTAATGCAGCTATTTGTCTACGTTGTTCTTCATCACGAATCAAGCTCTCTGGCACACCAAATTTTTTCGCAAGGTGAATTGCTGTTTGTTCACTGTCAATTAGAAGCTGCAACATCTCTGGGCCAAAGGCTCCACCAACCAACTCAAGGAACCTAGCAACGCTAGAAATGTCCTGATTAGATTGCGCTTGAGCAAGCGGAGATACAGAACGGACTTTAACTTCCCGCCCATTTACTGTAGGAACTTCTATGCGGCCCTGCTTCTTTAGGATGTATATTACACGCTGAAGTACGGGCTGCACGAGTTCTGCTTGCAATCGACCAAATGCAGACCCCATTCTTCTAGCCAAATCACCCATACGTTCAGCTACTTCAGTTGCAGTTGCAGGTGTTTTATCAGGATTTCCAAGCATATCATTGTATAGCGCACGTTTAATATTCAAGCGCATATCGCTAAGAACAAGCTGAGCTACATCAAAACGACCAGCAGCTTGTATTGGCTGAAGGCCAGCAGACCCCATAGCTTTCGGTATGATTGAGCCGGGTACTAAATTAATCGTGTCAGGGTTGATTACACCATCATCTTCCATTTGATAAATTCCAGAGATAGACATCTGGGCATTCTCAAGAATAAGCTCAATAGTAAGATTCGTAGTTTTAATAGCAGATAGCGCATTAAGCAGTGGGCCACGTCCATAGATTTCACCAGCGCATTTACCCCAGCGAAAACAAACAAACGGATTAGAGCCAAGCCCAGTCATTTCTTTTGCATGCAGCATAGTTTTAGTGGTCATGCAGATCGCATAGTGAAAGTAAGCTTCTTCGTTTTTCTTTTTGTAGTCGCGGCAAACAACCTCAAGAACTGTTGTTTCACGCTCAGATCCCATTAAAGATGTAACCTTTTGATCAAAGATTCCTTTGGGGTACATAATCGGAAGATGGTCAAACTTAACTTTCTTTCGCTCACGGTAGACGTGATCGATCTTATCATCGGGACCAGTGTCAAGTACCACATGAGGGAGCGGTATAGCTGAGAAGTTTACAGGATTGATTGCATCCCCCTCTTCTACGCACAAGACACCAGTACCCACAGCC